ATCTGTTAACTCTGGAATTCCATGGGGCAATTTACACGTACAGAATGATGACATTACCGGTGATTATATTTCTGGTGGTGATATTTCTGGAGATGTAACATTTAGTGGTACTATTAATACAACTAAGACAACCACAACAAGCGCAATTGTAACCGACCTTGCTGGGACTGGTAATCGAAATGTTTTTGTTACATCAACAGGTCAATTAACTGCTGAAGATAATGTCGGTGACGGTAAAACAGCTGACGGTACTTTACAGTTCCTTGCCTCACCTGTAACAATTTCCGAATCAGAAGCTCTTACTGCATGTGATTGGTTAAATTATCAAAACCCGTCTGGAGTTCCTAAAAATGCTACAGCTGGGTTGTTTCAGTTTGTATGGTATGATAATACATCCACCGATGATATTTTAATGATAAGAAATAAACCTGCAAGTTCTAGTGGTGTTGAACTGTCAGCTGCCTTTTCTGGTTTATCCGATGGTGATGGTAGTGCTACTCAGTTTTTCAGTCCATTAAGTAGTAATGGTGAAGTAGGTAATGATGGTGTGGTAGGTTTTGATTTTAAAATGTTTAATGGAGCAGACACTACTACTGCTTGTTGGGACGATGGTCATGTTTTAATTATGCTCGGATATATGTAATTATTTTTCCCAAGGAAATACTATCCAATCATCATTATCAAATTCTCTTACCGTATAATCCGGCATGAAGGACGTCTTAGGCTTATAATATAATGTAGCAAAATCCCAAGTTATATTATATTGATCGTTAAATATAACAAAATTACCGTACACCTTTTTTAAAGTTAATCCTGTATCAACTAGATCGTCAACTATTAGGACTCTCTCTCTCATTAATTCATCTTGTGTCGGAAAAGAGATTTGTTTTACTATGTCGTTTATATTATGAGGACCTTTACGTGGTGCATCGCTTTGATACGATTTAAAATTACATGAGAGTAATTTATCTACCTTTAGTTGTTTTGCTAAAAGAGTAGCTGGAATCATTCCACCGTTTGCAATACCAAGGATACAGGTAGGATGAAAATCTTTTACTTTTTTTGTTAATAAGGATATATCTTGCTCAATGCTTTCCCAAGATAAATTAATTTTTGATGTCATTTAAGTCGATACTAATTTCGTCTCCTATGTATTTTACGAGGTCTTTTATTTTATCAACTGTTTCTACTTTTTCTGGCTCAGACAATGTTTTTGTATGCTTGTATAAATCTAAAATAAGATTAGAAGTTATTTTATGTTTTCCTTTTTTTGATTTTTTTCTTGGCATTATAAATATTTACAAATGTCTTTGTAACTTCAATCTGTTAAATTAAGATAAAACGGTTAAATAATTAATAATGGGTCATTCACTATATAACGAGGTCACCGCAGTAGCAGGTGTTGGCTATCCTACGAATAGAGTGTTAGGTAAGCTTAAAACCGCTACGCTTAATCTACCATACTCTCTAGAAGATATTAAAATTAGTCACAATGACTTCGCTGTGACTGAAGTATATAATGATAGCATCCGCAAACTTTATCGAAATTATTTGTATTTAATTGCTAATGCAGAATTAGTAACAACATCATCACCTATATCATCTGTTAATTCTTATATTAATGTTGATCCGAATTTTACTGCCACTCTTTCCTCTACATCGACAAACCCAGCTTCTGGAAACAGTCTTTCCTCTATGCATGGTAATATTGAAACGCATATAGCTAAAAAACTTGACAGTAATCACTTTGTATATTTTACATATAGTACAGGAGACTCAGTGGTAGTTGAAAGTACTACTCAATTTGGAACTATTAAATCAGTATTATCTGGAAATTTCGTTGAGTATAGTCCAACTCATGGTGATCCACTAGTGCCAGATTTAGGATTTAAATTTAAAGAAGTTGTAAGTGTAGATATTGTAGACGAGTATTTATTTGTTTTAGATAGAAGCCTTCTTACATTGTTTAAGTTTGACGCATCAGGTCTTCTAACTAATGACACCGCGGTTCGCCGAACTGGTGTTAAAGATACTAACCCAGGTCGACTTTTATTAAAAACATTAGGAGGTACACAATATACTCAAGTTAAAAATAGGCTCGTAGATCCGGTTAGTCTTAGCGTGCATGATAAAAAGTTGTATATCTTAGATAATGGTACTCGTAGTATTAAAATATATGATTTAAATTTTAATTATCTTAATGAAATTAAACATGTGCCGCTGTATGATAATGTACGAAATGATATCCCAGTTTCTCTTGTAATAGATCAGTTATCTGATACAAATAAGACTCAACGAGGTTATATACTTACATCTAAGGGTAGGATTTTTGAATATGATCCTGTTACAAATATTATAGGTACCCCGGTATCATTATTTGAATCATATTTACCATATGAAATTTATGTGTTTGAGGAAGATAGAAAGCCTCCAACACTGAATCAAATAAAATTATATAAGCCTGAAGGAAGTAATTTTAAAAAGATAGTTAATAGTAAGTCTTCAAAAAATATTTTATATGTTGCTTCTAATAGAAATATATATAAGCTTTATAAATCAAGTTTAGATACTCCTATTACGGTATTAGACTTTGATACGTCAACAATAACTCATACAACTAGTTGGAATGTTCCTATTAATATAACTACTGATTTTAGAGATATAAGTTCACAGACAATTGCTTCATTTGATACTGTACTGCATGACGGATATGATTATATGGCAGTCACTACGACCACACTTTCTAGTATAGTGAGAGAGACTGGTCACTCTCCTGGTGCTCCCTCCTCTGGTTATAAGACTAGTACATATCTTTTTACTGATAAGAATATTACTACAAAATTGTATAATGATAGTTTTTATACAAATTATTTTACATTATCTGATATATATGTATTACCTCAAGAAATAGTTAATAGTATTACTTTTAATAAAACTACAAAGAAATTAATATACAATCATTATTCTTTATTTGAAAATTTAAATAAAAAAATATATACTTATTTTACAAAAGCTAATTTAGGTACCTCAGTTGTTCCCACTATATGTACTGTCAATTCTTACGGGTTTGAGAAGTTAAGCGTTTTTAATAATAATGATGAATTTTATATTGGTATAAATGAACCGTTATTAACTGATGTTGTTAATAGACCTATTGAGTTATTATATAAACAACAAGAAGCTTTATTTAGTCTTATAAAAGAAGATCAGTTAAATACTGATCCACCTTTAGGAGTAAGTACTAGATTACCAAGTAAGGGAGAATTAGCTACTAGTGTTGTAAGTTTAGATGAAAGCAGTATAGAAGTTAGCTCAGGTGATCTAGTAAGTATAGGAATTTCACGCCGAAATCTTATTAGTGTAGAAAATAATTCTTGTTCAATTTACTTTTATACAACTCTTGGTACGGGTGATGAATATAGTTTTGAGTATATATCAGAGATAAATCCTAGCACCGCAGTATTTGCTAAGGGAGTAACAGACATAGTTATTGAAATAGATACTGCGAAATTTTTTGCTAAAGATGGAGCTGGTAACGTTATCGATGAAAACAAATATAATACTGATCAAAAGGCTAATCCACTAGCTCATGATAAAACCTTTACGTTTAAAATTAAAGCCGGTTCGAATTGTATTATTGATGAGGATGATGTTAATTCAGTTAAAGAATGTACAGTTACAATCAAACCAGATTTTGACAAATATAATATTACATTGTTTGGAGTCGAGTCTTTTACTAATCGAACTACAACTGGAGACGGTTATACTGCGCGAGTAGGTGTTCAGAGAAAAATTGACAAAGCAGGTGTTACTGCTGTAGATTATAGCTTATCAGCAGCTTGTAATATTTGGACAAATCCAGTTAACTGGCCAGCTGGTATGAAATTTATACCACATGTTCCAGATAGACCTACATATAGTGTTTATTCAACAGACAAAGACACAGGAAAACGTGATGCCAAGCTCGATTTTCCGCCAGTACCAGGTGGAACAGATGTACCGAATCAAGTATCAGCTGCACAATTACCGAACACTAGTACAATATTTTTTACACCAGGTGTATCTTCGATAATATTTGATCTTAGTGCGCAGGAAATTGAGCATAACGGAGATATTAACAGCGATTCTGCGATTGATATTATAATTCAGCGCCCTACTGCTAACGCAATAATTAATAAATCTAATCCATTAGATTACAAAAAAACTGTTTCTTTAAAAGAGCAATATAAAACAATTAATTTATTTGTATCTAGTATTTCTGCTGATTATAGAGTTGATGGGTCAACCACTAATAATCTTTTAAGTTGTGTTAATGTATGGGATGCATTAATTGCTAGTAATGCATCCGACCATGTTGGATCTAATACGTTTGATGATGGTACTGATGATGCTACTTATAAAAAATATCCTATTAGTGCTTGCTTTACTATTCAAGATTCAGTTTCTATTATTTCTACAGATGATACATTACCGGCAGTATATTTTAAGCCGCCTAATGATTTTAATTTTGTATATACGAATAACCAAATTGATATTGTAGTCGGAGTAGGTACATCTCCTACTAATGCAATTGTAGGTAAGGGAGGTAAAGTTGGACATGGTTTAGCTGCTGAAGACGATGACGGTTATGGAACCAGGTTTGATGGTGATACAACAGGTAATGATGATGTCCATATAGGCGAAACGGGTGGAGCCGCCGGTGTAACCACACACACTGGAACATCTGGCGGGCCAGCGTTAAGCGGTTTTGATGCATATTTCAAACAAAAGATTTTAATTACTAACAATGGTAAAGTATATGGAGGCGCTGGAGGAGGTGGAGGTGGTCTCCCGGGTGTTAGTGCCTCAAGCATGCCAGAACATACATGGCCGTTATGGTTTGGTTGTGGTGGGGGTGGTGGCGGTGGTATCCATTCAAAGAATGTTGGAGCAGGTGGGAGTGCTGCTATGAAAGCGATGAATAGTCCAGATACTGAGGCTGTTGTACTCGGCTACCTACAAGATGGATCTACTGGTGGAACAGAAATGAAAGGTGGTGACGGTGGCCAATTGGATTCAACAGGAACCGGATATCCATCTATTACGTTACGACACGCTGATCCTAATGATGATGGAGTAGCAATAACTAAAATAACAGATAATGTAACTGATTGGTACGCTGTTACAGGTCTACCAGGAGGTAATATTGGAGAACCAGGTAAGAGCGATGGTACTGTTGCTAATTATTATACATTAGTTGGTGATAATACACCTGTTAATGACGAGGTCTCACCATTTCCTGATAATAGTTATAATAACGTACTTGATAATTATAGATTC